TGAGGAAGGATTCATTATATAATCTTTAAATACACTTTCACTTATAGGTTTAGTATAATATCTAATTTCTTGAAAGGATCCGGAAAAACTATTATATACTTTACTAATTATTGTATTTGGGCCAGAGCCAAAAAATAAGTGGGTAGGAGAAAGAAATGGGGCATCATTAGCGGTAACTGAGGATGAAGCAATAAAGCCAATAGAGGTTCCATTTTCACCACCATCATACATTTTATTTCCCAAATATAATTCAAAATTAGTTGATACCCCTGCTCCGGTTCTTTTAGCCATTACTGACCACCACTCACCATCAAAAAAGGGTAAATAAATACTAGCACTTAGGGTTGGTTGGGTTGAGATGTTAGGATAAAAATCTAAATAAGCATATTGGTAGTAAGGATCAATAATTGAACCATTATAAGAGCCAGTAGAATAAGCTGATCCAGTATAACGAAGAGTTATAGATGACATTATATTAAAACCTGATGGGAGGGTTAATAAGCTTTGAGAATAAGGAATAGATGAAGTAGGTAAGCCATTAGTTTTAAACCTAAACATTACTGTTGATGGGCGGTTATAGTTTACATTCCATAAGGGATTTAAATCAGTACTAATTTGAATAAAATTATCTCCATTTTGTTTATAAGCATAATTAAATTCATTTTGCCAATAATCCCAATCATTTGTATTTGTTTTATCTTTTCCACCATATTCATTAATCCTTAATATTGTATCAGGAATACCATATGAGGTAATAAGTGCACGCAAACCCGGCAATGTACCTTTTGTTTGCAATAGGTATGGTAAATTATGGTATATGCGTTTATATAACGATTTATTAACGTCATCTAACGGTAAATAATCATTTGAAGCAGATACTTTTGTATCAATATATTCGTACCCACTTGGGGTAGGTAAAGATCCTGTTATGTTTGGAAATGGAAATAAACCACCATCAGGTGTTAAACCTAAAAATGCGGTATATAGATCCTCGTTTGAAAAATTATTTTGATATAATTTAATTCCAAAATCTCTAATTGCATCCGCTACTATATCTTTTGAAATACCTTTTTCTAAACGGTTGTCTGCATTATATTTTTGAGTAACATCTTTATAATATATCCAAATATTATCATAATGTTGTCCTACCATATCAATAAACAATGAATATTGATCGTTAGATGGATCTTCTCTTAAATATTCGGGAATTGTAAAATATAAATTATTTTGATTTAAATTATCAAAAATAGAAGCTGAGAGGAGTATTCCTCCATAATAGGCATTATTTTCATCAACACTTCCTAACCAGGTTAAAACGGTTGGTGTTGTAGAAGAGTATAATGCATATGGTGGTGTAGAATTGGTTTTTGGGTAAGCTAAAGACCCGCTAGAATAATATAAATAATATTCATAACCATCAAAATTAGTTATAATGTTATTTATTTTAGATTCATATAAATAGATATTATTATTTACTTCATTATTAGAGTTTATAGTATTATTTAAATTAGCAATAGAGGATGAATAATTTTCTATTAAACCAACTTTATAATAAAAATTTTCAATTCTAGTTTTAGCTGAGCTAAAGTGGGTAAAGTTGCTAAAGTCAGTGTAGTCAATATTAATGTTAATTTCTTTTTTTTCTAATAAGTTATTTAGTTGGTTTATTGAACTAGTTAGAGAAGTTAAAATTAAATCATTATATGATAATTCTAATGATGAATTATTAACTTGATCTTTTATATTTAAATTAAAATTAGGATTACCTATTTTTACAGTATCATTAATAATAATTGGTGGTTCTTCAAATATTACATTATATGCTTTTGGAGAAGATACAGAAGTTACAACAGATAATACAGAGTCAATATCAAATTCTAAAGGAAGGGGTTGGTATAGTTTAACTAAGATGGAATCTTTATCTTCACTTAAAATTAAATTATTAGCTATAATTAATTTATTTGTAAAAAAATTTAAAAAGAAATCTAAAAAATAAAGGGAATCTTCTCTTTCTTGAATAAAAGATAAAACTTTTTCTAAATTATTTAAGTTACTTAACTCTATTTCAGTTCTATCAGTAGAAATTTTTTTAATAACAAGTGGGGAATCTATTTCACCTATTTTTGTTGTTAAAAAATTATAAAATATATTATATTCTCCTTGATTTAATTCAAAATTTATTAAATCATCTTCGGGGGATAAAATAATTTCGTTTAATGAAAGTTGATCTGGGTCTAGTGAAAAACTATTTAATACGGTATAATTAGAAAAGTTATGGTTTAATCCTATTAAATTTTTAGAAATATCATATGCAAAACATTCAATATAATTTATTGTAGGATTAAAAAAAGTTAAATTTGTACTAGGGTCTAAAAGAACTTCAACCGGATTAGTAGTGTATGATTGGTAAATAAAATCACTTGGATCTATTGGGGTAATTATTGCCTCCATTATTTTTAATTATATTAAATATTTATTGGGGTGGGATAATGATTTGTTGTTTTTGAGATTCAAGTAATTCTGTTCTTAAAGTATCAATTTCTTTTTGCATTGCCTCTATTATTTCTTGATTAGCATCAAAATTAATATATTCACTGCTTTTTTTTATTAAATATTCATGAGAATTTGAAAAACCTAATTCATCTATAATGTAAAAAACATCATCATACATTTTAAAAAATTCTTCTACATTAGGTTGTTTTTTTAATATTTCTTCATTAGTTAAAACCCCTAATTGATTAAATTGTGTTTGAACTGATTTTAAGTAGGAATTTTTATCATACTTATTTTTATTAAAATTTACATTTTCACTCATCCGTTTATAACTTTAAAATAATAATTATCATCAAATATTAATGTTGAACCATTAATTATAGTTTTAATTAAAATTTTATAATATCTTTCTGGTTCAAGACCACTCATATAAACACTAAAATAATTCCCTGTTAAATCAGAACTAATTTGGGTGTATTGATCATCGAAGTTAACAACAAATTCATTGGTATCCAAGTCTTTTATGGCATAATATGAAGAAGTAGGTAAATAATTTAAATTTGTAAATAATGAAGACGTTTGATATACACGATTTGGATATAAAGGACTTACATTTACATTAAATTTATTTATACTTGTTGGATAAAATATACCTGAGTTTTGGGAAAGGGACATTTTAATATCTGAAGTTGTTACTATACTACTAGTAGCTGATCCTGTTAATACAGATTGATAATCTCTCCATCTAAATTCTAAGCATGGGGGATAAATTGTATTTGTATCAACACTATAGTATTTAAATTGAGGTTGAACATATTCACTTGAATTAAATTCTTGTGAACCTGTTAATTTTACTATAAATCCATAATTTGGAATAATTGAACTTGACCAAGCATTAACAGTATTAGTTACCTTAGCTTCAATATCTTTATCATTACGTAAAGCAAAGGATGATGTAGATAAACCATTAAATAATAAATCTCCAAATACATATCCAGAGGATACATATCCTGCAGCTACATATAAACTTCCAGATACATCATAAAACCAATTTCCACCTCCTGGTCCACCACATAAACTACTAAAAGAACTAGTATAATTAATAAATCCATAGGGGCTTGTATATGAACCAGATAATAACCAGGTGTTTGAACCATTATAACTAGCATATGCCCATGATGCCCCATCTGTGGTTTGGGGGTTATCTAAAGTATATCCTGTTCCATTATTCCAAGATTGGGCTAATGGGAGGATTTCTAATAAAGTATTTTGATTTAATCCTTTAGCTTCAGCAATAAAATTTTTAAAATAGATATCATAGGAACTATTTCCTATTTTATTAGAATATATATCTATAATTTCATCTTGATCAAATTGAACTAAATATCTAGCTACTTCAGGATTTCCACTTAAATTTAATTTATTAGATACCTCTAATATAGCATCTAATCCAGTATTCATAGAAGGATTAGAACAATATAAAGTAGTATCTTGAGTAGGGAATATTTTATATACAGCCATTAATATATTTTATTATAAATATAGCGTTATAAAGGAACTACTTTACCTTTTATGTCTTGGTTAGGATATCTTATTTCAAAAATACTAGGATCTAATGAAGGATAAATTACTTGATTTTGAGTAGCTGCATCTATGTCATAAGCATATTGTGAATACCCTGAAAGGGTTCCTGCTTTATTTGTGATTGATAGGGTTTTTACGGTTTGAACTCCTTTAATTTTGTCAAGTAAAATATATAAGTCTCGCATCATTATAGGTTGGTTTAATTGCCATTTATCAATAGAAAAATATGTTTTTAATGAGGAAATACAAGATAATAAAACTTCACTGTTGTTGTACTCTGGTAAAACTATAATTTCAAAGTCGACTCCAATATTAATAATATAAGCATTTCTAATTTCTATATGGTCTCCAATCATTCTATATTGAGACATATAGGTTCTTAAATTATTTTTTAAAGTTGAATTAGCATAATCTAATTGTCCTAATGAATTTAAAGATAAAATATATAAGTTTAATGTATCAATAGTAGATACTTGAGAATCAGTTAATTTAGGTTGATCAATGCATGCCTTTGAAATAGAACCATAGTCAGAAGGCATACTTAAAGCTCTAATTAAATAATCATCCGCAGTAACAGAACGTTTTTGAGAAGCAACTAATGAAAGAGTATTTTGACGAATTTCTTCTAAAGTATCTCCTCCTTTTCCACCTCGAGCAGCATTTGTATTTGTAGCACTTAATGAATTAAATATATATTCTGCAACTACTGGGTCTATATTAAGTGTTGTAAATTGAATATTTTCTTTATTAATTACTGAATTTATTTGGTTTGCATCAATATTAGATTCAACTCCACCTCCCGTTAAATATCTAACGGTTAAAGTTGTATTTGATGGGGCAATTCCATATGTGCCGGTGTGTAAAAAATTTAATGGGGAATAAGCTGTTGTTAACTTGTCTTTTTTAAATGGTAATCCTATACCTACATTATTTGGATTTGGAAGGATTTCTTCATCAATTGTTTCTGGTGTTCCTGAACCAAATTGGATTTGTAAGTTTGATAAACTTGTAAATCGAGTAGCAAATCTTCTTGCAACTTTTTTTAATTTTAATAAAAATGGAGTGTTATCTATTTTGTTAGGATCATTAATATTAGTATTTTTTATTGAATCTAATACCATTTCTTGTGCTAAGTGATCTACTTCATACCATTTATTTCCATCAGAATCAAAGATATCTAATATTTTTATAATATTTTTATTTTGAATATCTACTGTTGTAAAAGATTGGGGGGAACCAAAGTTAAAAGTTGTTGTATTTATTTTTGAGGAAATAGAAGTTCTTTCTTTTTTTAAAAGAAAATATGTTACTTCATCATTGGCCGTTTCATAAATTGATACTTCTGTAGGGTCTTGAGAGCTTGAAACACTAAAATCTACTTTATCTTGCATTAAAAAAGATGTTCCATTTTGTGTTGAAAGAACTGTATTTTCATTTATAATTAAAGAATAACTATAATCAGGAACATATTCTCCTCCTACTAATTTAGAAGGGATTTGTTGATAAAAAGTGATTGATGTTTGGGCTGTTCCTGTTGTTTTTGGTTTATAGCCAAACATATATGCTAATTCAAATACATTATTTGTTTGTTGAGCATATTGTATAAAATTTTCTTGGAATTGATTATCTAAATAAAAACTTAAAACATCCCCTACATATGATGCTTGTTCTATAAACATCATACCTGGGGAAGATGGGGAAAAATCTGTATATGTGTTTGGGAAATATGTTTTAGAATATTCTATTAAACGAGATCTAAATTCAGAAAAGTCACGGTTGGTATATTTTATATCTCTATTAATTAAAGCCATTTATTTAAAAATTAAAGGTTAAGTTATTTACTGTAGTAGAATTGTTAAGAGAATAATACAATTTTATGGATAAACTATTTGGTGTTTCTTTTGGGGTTAGAATAGATAAATTAGTTGATGTAATCATAGGAAATACATTTTGTAATTTATTATTAATAAAGTTTTTAATACTTTGATTAGTATTATTAGTTGATTGTTCAAATAAGAAAGCTCTTAATCCCCCTCCAAAAGTTGGATTTAATGGTAATTCTCCGGGATTAGTTAAAAAATAATTAATTAAATTGTTTTTTACAGCTTCATTAGTATTATATGTTGAAGTAAAAACATTTGATCCATTAAAAGGAATACTAATCCCAATTCCAATATTTGGATTTAAATTTTCAACATCAATATATTGTGGATTAAATGCCATTATTTACTATTTAAAAGACCCATTATTTGATCCATACCTAATTCTCCAGCTCCTAAACTTCCGTTTACTGGGTCTCCCATTTGTGGGGTAAAAGATTGAGCGTTTTGAGAATTAAAACTTAAAGCTGTTTCTCCTAATACCTCAGCATATTTTGACCTAAAATCTATGGGGGGTGGTGCATAAGATGGATTAGGTGAAGAGGTAGGAGTATAAGATTCTCTTACTATTTGTTTAGGGGATTTTACTGCTTCTAATAAAATATCCTTTAATTCTTCTTGAATTGCTTCCTTTACGGCTTCTTTAATTAATTTTTTAAAATCTGTACTTTTCATATGTTTATAAATATAGGGTTAATCTGCTCTTAAATCATTTGTTTGAATATAAAATACAAGTTCATCTATTAGTATTTGAT